TCAGCATAGTGAACACATAGTTGTTTAAGTTTGTCGCACTGGCTGCGGCTGAGACTCCGACCTGTGCTGCTGAGAATTGAGCCATTGTAGATTCCTCTTAGGACAGATCGTAGCCGTAGACAAAGATATCGAGAGTGCCGGTTGCCACTGCGGTACCGACGTTCACATACAAGCCTTGAGCCTGCAAATTCAGCAGCAGGGTTGCCGCTACTACCGTTCTTTGCGCCACCACCGCAGAGGTGGTGAGGGTTGTTAAGGCCGCTGCAGCGTTGACTGAAGTTCCAGTGACCGCGGCACCCGTATTGATCGAGATGTTAGCGGTCGCGATACTGCCAGACACACCCGCTAATAGCGCATTGGTCACTACAATATTCGCTACGTTGTAACTGGTTGAATTGATGATGGGCAGTAATGCCGTATCACCCGTGGCATTGACGCTGACTGAACGGCCTACCGCGAGCAAACGGATTGCATTACCAGCCTGCCCTGGAAAGGTTGATCCCAATATGTTCTGCGGGGTGAGAGTCGCAACCGTGCTGGGCGTGATGGTTGTTGCCGGACCTGGATTCACTGAAGGCATGTTTTATACTCCTTAACCGGCAATCCGAAGGCCAAGTGTTCGATACAGCGATGCTGGCCCGTACAAGACATCCGCCCTCGTAGGTTCTGAATCGTTGTTGATCGTGTACTGCGACACGACCCTGATACTCATCCCCACATCCTCATCGTCATAGGCGCGGGCCGCGAACTCCACACCGCGCGGGAGCGGCAAGTCAGCAAAGGCAAGTGCATAGGCGTACTTGTGAAACACGAGGGACTGAGGCGTTGCGATACTGCCATTGGTCGCGGGGGTCAAAGAGCCATTAAGCGTGATGATCGCAGCCGATGCGGGGGCTACCGTCACATTCTGGAACTGACCGCCCGAGATGACGCAATCACCGATTGTGAGCGTCAAAGTGCCCGTACCGCTCGATGTATAGATGCCGGTGACCGGGTTAAAAGTACCCGCAGCAAGCGCAGCCGCGCCATACGTCAGCGTCGTGCCTGCAGCGCCATTCGCGGGTACTGCGAAGCCACCCGGGGGGAGTACTACAAATTGGCGCAGCGTCTTACCGTATTGATTACGGTTCTGCGGGTTAACCGGATACACGCCGGCAAACTGGATGATGTCCCCAACCGCGATCACCGCAGTACTGGCTTGTAGGCCTTGGGTAGAAACGGTACCTGACTGTGCCCAGCCTGAGGTTAGAAAGGCAGTGCCTGCAATCGGGGTTGTCAGGATAAAGGAGTTAGCCGCACCGTTGCCGCCAGCGCCTGTCGTTTGGACCGGGATGTTTTGATCTTCCCACCAGTCCAAACCCGCAAACTCGCGAGCGATCATGCCCGTTTCAATGAACTCACTGATCCTGGCTTGGGGGTTAAAGAGGCCCTGAACTGTCGCCACCATGCTTGACATGGAGGTAGGATCCAATACCGCATTCTTCTCACCCTCACGAGGGCATGACTCATTGGCCAGATACGCCCGCGCATCGGTAAAGAGCTTCAATGAATTAGGGGATATACCAGGCGTACCTAACTGCGCTGCAGTGTTCAGATACGCATATTGCGCGGTGTCTGAGTCAATACGATTCGCTACCGTGGCAATTTGGGGCTTTAGTACCCGCTTCTTGAACATGTCCATGCTCAAGGCCAAATCCTGCGCCGTGAACTGAATATCGACGTGGAACTGGTAGTTCAAGGCTACCGGAATGTACGTCTCATTCGTATCTTCGACGTTGAGCGGCGGCCCATATGTGCCCTTGTATCGGGGCGGGCGGCGAACGTTACAGGTATTGCCTATTTTGGCGCCTGTCTGCGCGAATTCGGCTGAATATTGGCGCTCGACGCGATTGGCGATAACGAGCTCGTTCTCAAGGACGACCAGAGCTTCATTGGTGATGTAGCTCATGGTCAACAGATTGTTGGCCACTTCTAACTCCTAAAGTAGTTAAACTTAAGGAGAGCCGAACCTAATTATCTCCGCTTTACTCTATCGCGCTCATAAGCGCGTAGCTGCTTAAAGTCCATCTTGGCAGGGTCCATCTGTACTGGAGTTGCGCCTGTGATTTGGATCGGAGTAATCGGGGGCGGTGCCCCTTGTCGTTCAGCTGGTTTAGAAGGTGCGTCAGGCGCGGGTGCCGAACTGACTGCGGGCTTCTCAAAGCTGGTTTCAATATCCCTAATCGCGGCAATGGCCCGTATGGGATGCATTGCCTTGATCTTATCGCCTAGTTCTTGGTTGTTACCCAGAAAGTAGGCAATATCAATACCATAATCCGACTGTGTAATATATGCAAGTGCCTCATTGGGTAAAAGGATTGGAGAATTTAAAACGACCTTCTTCCAATCAGGATATTTCTTCTCAGCCTTCGCTACTTTCTCACTGAATGCTTGCGCTTCTGCTTGAGCCTTATCCTTCGCTTCCTGTTCGGCACGAGCTTGTCTGTCAGCAGCAATGGCTTTCTTGGCTTCGTAAGCCGCATTATCAGTTGAGAAGGCCTTCCATTGAAACTCGCCCTTATCGTTATAGTATTTTGGGTCTTTCTCATCGGGTGCCACGAATTCAGGCGCTTTAGGCTTTTGCGCTTCTAGTGCATTCGCCCTGGCTTCCGCATCCTCAGCCTTCTTGCGATACGCTTCACGCTCGTTAAAGAGGTTTTCGGCAAAGCGCTCACTCTCGGCCACTTCCTCAGCTAGCTTCTCTTTGGCTCTGAGTTCCGTTTGCCAGCGATTGGCGTATTTGGTGATCTTTTGGCGGGCTTTCTTTTGCGCTTCCTCGACTGTGATGTCAGAGAGGTCGCGATCTTCTGCGTCGATGTGATCGTCGCCAGCAGGAGATTTGTCAGTTGGCGCATCCACTTTTGGCTTGTCATTCTTCTCTCCTGGACCATCAACAATAGGTGGGGCAGCACCATCGCCGGCCTTCATCTCAAGAGGCGGTGCAGCGACACGAGCAGGGCGCTTCTCATCCTTGAATACTTCAGTTGTGGACTGCCCGGAAGCGGATAACGCCATACCTTCCTTACCGCCGACCGTCACTTTAGCCATTTATGCTGCTCCATTAGCTGGTTTGTTCTTCTCGGCCTTCTCAGCCGCTGCAATCTCTTCCTTTCGACCCTCAGACTCGTACTTGCCCTTAACGTGCGTATCCAATAGGCCGCCCGCTTCCTTAATCTCAGCCACATCAATAGCTGACTGCGCCCGCGTATCTGTATCGTGAGCTTTGACATGAGTTTGCATCTCGGTTTTCTTCAACTCCGTTGTCATCCAGCCCTGCTCAATCTGTGACTTGTACTTCAATTCCAACTGTAGATGCTGAATAACCTGGTCTTGCTGTTGGGACTTGGTCATCAAAGCCTGAACGATCCCTTGCGCCTCATGCGGCAGGTTCTCCATGGCCTTTTGCATCCCTTGCGGGTTCAATGGCATCAGCCGATCCGCTAGATCCTCTGCCCCTGCAAAGTCCATGTTACGCACGATCAAATCAGCCCCCGCCTTGGCTACCGGCTCACCCAATGGGGTCTTGAGCAGGTCCAGCATGTTCTCAGCCCCTTCCTGGCGCTTAGTCTCATACCCTGGGCCTGTATCCATCACCACGTCATAGCGCCCCACATTCATGTTGTGGGCAATTTCAGTGACGCCTGTGTCCATATTCTGTTTAGGCTTGTTGATAGCCACCATCTGCGGCGTACCGTCCTCACCTATGATGCGCTGCATACGCTCTTCCCCGTAGTAGAAGGGGAACAGGTCCAAGAGAATCTCCCCGATATGCGCAATGAACATCGTTTGGTTGTCGTAATACTGGTAATGCACCATGTCGGAGATAGCTTGGCGTCTACGCAGTGCAACGCCAGACACCACAGTCCCAGGCGTATCTTGCCCAGGCTCGTGCGGCATGCCCGCCACGGCTAAGAGATTCTTCATGGCAGACTCTGCCGCTTCGGCAAAACCCGCTTCTACCTCGATAGCCCGCTGGCGTTCAGGCGGTGGCACACCTGGGATAGGCTGACCGTCTAGGCCGGTAATGAGCTTATATTTTAGTACGCTGTAGGGCTTCTGATTCGCATCATCCCATTCAGGATGCCCGTCAGCCTGGCCCTCCACCATCACCCAGGGGGCTTTGGAGGATAAAGCGAGCTTCTCAGCCTTGGCTGTCTCCCAGTAATTAGCCCCTCGAGCTGGGTCTTTTAAGTCCCGCGTCATACCCTTACGGCGTACATCGCCATTTAGATCCATGACATTACCCTCACAGCGGGATACGGGTATCCAACGACCTGGCAAATCACGACGCTCAACTACCTTGACGCCTGTCAACTTGAACCACTGTACCTGCCGGCGCTCAGAGGGGCGCTCAAACGGCTTATTGGTCTTTGGGTCAATAGCGCGAGTGACACCAGCTAATTGGTAGGCCTGTGCGTTCTTGCGGTATTCGGACGCAAAGCAGGTATTGCCATTGGTGAGCTTATAGAGCGTGTCCTTGACGAACTTAATCCGGTAGTACTCGGCTAGGCGGATGGTCTCTTTGTTCTCCCACTTCTTGGCATTATCCCCAGGAGCACCGATCACCCATTCATTAAGGTCAATATTGGGATATTGGCGCTTGAATGCCGCTTTCTTCATATCCACCGAGATAATGAACCACTGGGCGTCTGAGCCATCAGGCAATGTTGAAGCTGGGTCTATATAGCAACTGAAGGTGTTGCGAATGGGCTTAATCTTAAGCTCTTGTTCGAATGACTTCTCATCCACATACTCGCCCACCACTCGCGCATAGCCCCAGCCAATCCTCACTGCTGATTCACCTGCCGTATCGTAGGCAACTGAGGCCTTGGATAGCGTCTCCACATGCCTGACCAGCCCATTGGCGACCTGTGCATCGTCAATCGTGGCATCACTCACCGGGTGGCACTTAATACGTGGCCTCTGCTCGCGCATGTTATTGACCACGCGGCGCAACAATGTAGCTGTATGGTTATAGGTGAGCGTGGGCCTGCGCTGAATCTTGCGTAAGTTATAAATATCATCCGGCCATTGCTGACCATCAGCAAACTCTAGATCCTCAATGGCTAGTAAGCGATTGGGAGACTCGGTCTCTTCGGCTAACCTGAAGCGCTCATCGCACTCAGCCCAGACCTCGAGGTCTGTCTCAGCAGGTTCGGTTAGGTCATGCGGGGTTTGTGGCATTAGGCCCCTAACCAGCTATTCTCATTGCCAGCAGCGCTGAATGACCTATTAGGCTCAGGCTTCTTGTACTCAGGCGGTCTAGCGTGCTCTAAGCCGCGGCCCATCAGTGAACAGACATCCACCCCATCATCGTATTTACCGGCTGGAAAGCGCATTAGCTGGCTCATTAGTTCAGGCTTCCAGGGTGCGTGGGCTGGCAAATATACATTGCCCATTGCACTTCTGGCCTGAAATGGCCTCGCACGGACAATCTTGTCGTGGATACTTGGCAGCCACTCTAACCGACAGAACGCGTTGCGCTCCACCATACGGCGCTTGAGGAAGGGTTCTATCGACTTCTTGATGGGCCCAGACTCGCCAAACCATATCAGTGGCTTGTACTGAGCTATCAGGTCGCATTGCTTTTCGATCCAAACGTTAGAAGCGGCCTGGGCTCGCCACCAGTCGAGGATGTAGAGATCCCCATTGAAGTCGAGCCCGAATATACCGTGCTCAGTAAAATCTCCGCTTCCCTCTGTAACTGCATAATCCGACGCGCCATAGATATGGAGGTCTTTGGGGGTGATGTCGTATTCATTGAAGAACTCACGCTTGAAGTACTCGCCATCCTCAGGGGCCGGATCTTGCTGATATAGCGCATTCCAAGCCCGTACATCCTGTTTGGCGCTCTGAACCATATCATCCGTGAACCATTCAGGCCATAGCCTATCGCCGTACGCACGCCCTAGTGGATCGTTCTCGCGTGCCTCCATGGGCAGCTTAATCACTTTCCATTTATCAGCCTCACGCTCAAGGATGCGGCCTGATAGATCGTCCTCATGCCAGCGCGTCTGTATGACGATCTGAGCAGCGCCAGGCATCAAGCGAGTAACAAAGTCGTTTAAGTACCAGTCCCAGTGCTTTTGTCTAATGCGCTCTGAATCCGCTTCCTCTCGACTCTTAATTGGGTCATCAATGAGACCAAGCTTTGCTCGGCGTCCTGCGATAGCCGAACCAATTCCAGCAGCGAAGAACTCTCCACCGCGCTCATTTTCCCAGGATCCGGCGGCCTTTGTATCTTCGCTACATCCAAATCCAAACACATTTCGATATAACGCCGAAGACGTAAGATTGCGTGCTCTGCGGCTGAATCGCTCGGCAAGTTCAGTAGTGTTACTGACACCTAGCACCGGTATCTGTGGATTGCGGCCCATGTACCAGGGCGGGAATAGCACGGATGTGTAGGTAGATTTAGCTGAACCTGGGGGCATCCACACCATAAGCTTGTCGATGTCTCCACGTTCTATAGCCTCCAAATGCTCGATCAGTAGTAAGTGATGCTTGGCAGGCTTAATCGATAGCCCTAGATATTCAATGAAGCTCGCTAGGCTCTTCTTCGCTGATCTGCGCTTCAATAACTCTTGAGCTGCTTGAGCCGGCGATATGGGCGAGTCGATCATCGGATAGCTCTTCTGGCTTGGTGGTTTCGAGCGAACCACTATGGGTTATTGATGTTAAATCAGGTAGTGATTTACGCAAAAGTCCAAGCGCGGCAGTGACTTGCGTTGCGTTTAATTCCACTTTGCCATCCACATGATCCGTAAGGCGGTTAACCAACTGACTCGTGCGTATGCGCTGACGGACAATCTCGGGATGGGTTAGGTGCTTACGCGCTGCCAAGATAAACCTCTCTCGGCCCTTCCCACTTGATCACTTCACGCACAGGCTTGCCGTTGAATAGATCAGTAATGCCGCTGAGCATGGCTTGGTATTCAGCTACGCTTAATTCAACTGTCTTACCGTTATCAGTCATTATTGCACCGTGTCAATTGCACGCTCTGAAGTGACCACGAGCGATACCTTATAAACTGTCTTGCTATCAACGATGTGATCGGCTTTAAGCTTCGCATCGATCATATCCATCAGTGGGTTGATTACTCGTTTAATCAATTGGTTACGCGCAGTCACAATGCCATGATCCAAGCCCACGCACTCAACTGCGTAGTTCATACGCTCAGTTTCAGGGCCTTTTGGTCCACCTTGGATGATCTTGATATTCTCTATGTCGGTTAGCATTCGATCACCGTGACATCATCCTCGGTACAAAGCACGCATTCTTTATTGCCCCAGCGGAACGTTTGGAACAAATAACCCGCTAATTCTAAGCCACCTATTTGCACGATGTCTCCAACCTTGACATCACAGGGTCGGAAATATTGTGAGTCCCATGACTTTGAACGCTTACCCTTTGGCCCGTTATACCTTTTCGGATAAGTACCTTTACCTGCTGCGAGGACTTTTCCCCTAAGTGGGCGCCCTGTGTACACGACATCAATAATGTCCGAGAAAGGCCAGGGGATCGGTTCGATGACAAGCCGGTTTTTGAGGGGTTTAACTTTAGCAGTGGCCGAGATTGCATCAAAGCATTCATTGCCCAGTCTTACACCCTGGGAATGTTCCACGACTTCACCATGCCCTCACCTAAAATGGCCATATTTGGCCTTTTTAAGCTATATTCGCGACGTTTCAAAGGGACTGTTTCACAGACATCCAAGCGCTGTTCATGTTCATCCATAACAAGCGCGGCTAATCGGTCTAATTCCTGAGAGGTCATTTCTTTTTAGGCTTACTTTCTGAATACTTACGCTTTTTAGCGACAAAGCGGCCCATATATTCGCCCAAGGATTGCATTACGTTATGTGCCCACCTTGAGAACCATCACCGGGTGCACCAATAGACTTATCTTCCAAGTCCGAGACGTTAAAATGCCCATCCCCTTGGGTGCGAATACCTTCAGGGTGAGTTGAGTACTTACCCAATATCTGCCCCACCTGCTTAGCACCTGAGTCTAGGATCATGCCAGGCAGTGGCTTACCCGTTGATCCCACCACAGCTCGCCTATCGTTTAAGGGCTTGCCGCTTGAGCGTGAAATGGGGCGTTGATCGCCGGTCTTAGCGCTCATTTGGTCTCAGGTGTGCGCATGACGTTGGATAGATCCGGATGATCCGGGCAATGAAAGCGGATGCCGTTACCATCACTTGATCCCACGCCCATATCTTCCTTCACCGTCTCTTTCTCGTGGCCCTTGCGATTATCGGATCCTTTCATCGATTTCTTGTTGCCTTGATCTTGCTGGCTCACTTCGCTTACCTCCAATTGTAAAAGATACGCATGTAACATACTTTATTCGCCCCTACAATGCGACTTATCTCAAAAACCAGTAAAAGCCATACAGTTTTTTCATTTTACGCTCCGAGTAAACCGTTTACGCGCCAGCCGCCAGCGCTCCAATACAACATGCGTTGGCATCATCCATTCCTCGGCCTGCTTGATCGCTTCCTGACGGGTCAATGAGAGGTAAAACAGGTCTCTTTGCCGATGCCATGCCTCATCGACCTTGACGAGCTTAACTTCAGCGTCCACGGCTAGCCCTCTCCCTGACGTTCTGGACGTGGTTAATGACATCGGCATGGGTACGTACCACTACGACCTTTGCGCCTCGCCAATCGGCTTGGAAGCGCTTCTGTGAGGGTTTTAACTGCCCAGTATCTGTTTTCACTTCCACAAGATCCGTATGATTTGCCAAACCGACCAGCAAGTCAGGGCAGCCGAAGCCAACACCATGCAGGTCCACAACAGAACAATACAATTCCTCATACCACTTGCGTACCTCGCTATGGTTCGCGTCCGTGCGTCCCTGGGCTGCCGGATGGCGCACCCTTACTCATCCACGGCTTTTGCCTGATCGCCGCTCCTACGCACACGGGAGAGGCTAGAATCGGCCTTCTTGGATGTAATCCACCAGTCTGTGGAGCTCTTATCCCATTCCCTGCTTGAGCATAAACTCAGGAGACAGGCAACCACGAACCCATAATTCGCGTTCAGGATAGCCATCGGCAAGCGCACATAGCACCACAGCGCTTTGATCGCCAGCTCGTGGCGAATGCTGTCCTGCAGCAGCTTCTCGAGGCGCGATAGGCCGTGCTTTCTGGGTTGAATGCGCTTGGTTTTCATAAGTACCTCAAGGCATGAAGAACCCACTTTCCCCTCAGGATCCTATGATCAGGGTACTCGTTCATCCCCATTAGGGGCCGGGTGGAGTGGGCAACCACACTGAATCCGGATAGCTGAAATACTGTGCTGCGGTCCAGCTTCTGCCCCGCACCTATCGTGGCACTGACGGACTCAGGTTGATTTTGGCTTGAAGGTTCGGGCATAGTACGCAAAGGCGTTCTGCCCGATTCGTTGCGGCTATCAACTGAATCGACGCCCCCTGATTCAATCCCAGGGGGCGTTTTCATAATTAACACAAGTTACATAACGCATTCAAGCCCCCTACACAGGCTTCGCAGTGCATGGCATAGCTTTCTCGCTAACCTGATCGCCCAGCCTATACGTAGTCTTAGGGGAATCCCCCCGCCGTGTAATCTTCGTGCGGCTGCACAAGCATTTGGTGCAGATATGGCGCTCAATGCCGTACTCGTATTGCTGGAGCCTCCAGACGTGTTTCACGCCACTTTCCTTGCGAGCAGTTCGTACCACATGGCTGGCCACATTTGGCACGGGAAATGTGCCGGATCAGCGTCAACTATCATTTCGGATCCCAATACAGTTCCGCACTGCAGCGCAGCTTGCCCTTGCTCATCGCTTCCAGTTGCATTGCCCTGCGTAGTGGTACGTACTTTTTCCATCGACTGATCGCTGATTTTTGAATCCCTAAAGCCCTCGCCAGCTCCGATAAGCTGCCGTAAAAACTAATAGCCTCTGTCTTAAGCATGCGAAGGATATTATGCGCAAAGGTGACTAACGTCAACAAATAGTTGTTGACATCTATCAACGTAGGTATATTATCGCCACATGGACACCAAAACTCAGCTTGCCGAAGACATCCTCAATATCGCCAAAGCGAACCAAGAGGTTTATCTAACCGCCTATCGCGTGGGCTACCAGGCTGGCTGGGATGCGGCGAGCAAAAGAGCCATTGAGATTATAAATGAGCCGATCACCACAAAGGAGTTACCAAAGTGACCCTCATCTATACCTGCCTCGAGTGCGGTAAAACCTGTGATCCCGATATCGAAGGCTCAGGCATCACCACTACCTATATCTGCACGACGTGCGGCGGTGAGTGCGATGAAAGTGAGACTGCACCGCAGTTCAAAGTGCCCGAGCACATCACAGTGCGTCCCGTGACAGTGCGACCGATGGACGAAAATATAGGCTACCGGCGCGACATGATTGAGGCAGGCCGTGGGCATTTACTCAAATGAGCGCCTGGGCTTCCTTACCCTGGTCATCCGCCCTGTGCTTTGTACTGGCCGGCGTAGTAGCTATTTGCGTGCTGTTCCTGCTGTGGGATAGCTGGTACCACCGTGAGCCTAAGCGCACTTACCGGGATGGCAACGGCTTTCGCACCATTCACCACAGGCACTACCGCACGTGGAAGTAAAAGTGTTCATGACCGCATTAGGTGCTGCAATGAACCATACAGTGTTTTTAGGCATGGTTAGAGTCGATGGCCAACCTGAATGGGCTTCAGGTGAGGGTAGGTTCATCCTTGAGGCTGACTATATAGCCCTACACTCCAAGTACGAATACACAGTGCGCATATTGAGCGAGACTGAGAGTTATGTGGCTAAGCTGGAGGCACAGTTACGTGAGCGAACCTGAAGATACAAACGATGCTTGGTGGCACGCCCAGGAAACCGATGAGCGATGGCGCCGGCACAATGAGTTGAGAGACGAACTGAAGAAACTAACTGAGGAACTTAAAAGTGGCATTAGTCAAAGACATGATCCAATCGAAGTATCTCGCAAAGGGTGATTTCGAGGATGAACAAATTTGCACCATCAAAGGCGTCAAGCAGGAGAATCTAGGCAAAGACGATCAGCCCGAGGAATTGCGTTGGGTACTGTACTTCCGCGATGCGCCCGTCCCAAAGGGCATGGTCATGAACATCACCACCATCCGCGTGCTTGAGCAGGCATTCGGTGGGGATACAGATCACTGGGTAGGCAATAAGGTGATTGTCTATGTAGATCCAAACGTGAGCTTCGGTGGCAAGGTTGTGGGCGGACTGCGCCTGCGTATCGCCAAACAGTCGAAAGCCGCGCCTAAGCCCTCTAAAGAGGAACAAGAGGCCTTGGACGATGAGGTCCCGTTCTAAATGGCTAAGGTCTCCGACATGCTTCGCGGTATCGATGACCCCATGGGGACCATCGGCTATATCGAGGATCAAGCAAAAGCTGCTGATTTGGCTGAGACCATGCGGCGGCTATTACGATCAGACATGGAGGAATGGGAACTGGCCATCAAAATCCATGAGGAAAATAAGTTCCTCAATGAGGATCAAGACTTATTCATCGCAGCATGGCGCTATTTAAATGCGGGTGAGCGCCGAGCTTGGAAGCTATTTGTGGAGGCTGGACGTGTTGGTAACTGACGAAATTCTTGAAGCAGCTTTGAAACGTCTAGCCGCAACCGATGATCTTTCGGCCGAGCTGCACACAAAAGTCGAGCGCGCCGAATTCAAAGCTAAAGCCGTCAAGGATGCGGCATTCATGCGCCATGAGGGCAGCGTAGCCGAGCGCCAAGCCCTCGCTGGTACAAGTGCTGATTACGCTATCGCAATGGACGAATACTTTGCGTCCCTGCAAGCACATGAAGCGTTGCGTAATGAGCGGGCACGAAAGGTAATTGTGATTGACGTTTGGCGTTCACTTAATTCAGCCAGAAACAAGGGGCTGCTATGAACGTTCACTTTGACGGCGATACCTTCAATCCGACCCTGGACGGCGAGCGTTTAACCACGCAGTTACAGCGTGTCAAAGCCCTGATGGCAGATGGCCGCTGGTACTCGCTATCATCCATAGCGCGCCAGGTTGGCGGCAGTGAGGCGAGCGTATCGGCCAGAATCAGGGATTGCCGAAAGCTTAAGTTTGGCGGCCATACGGTAGATAGGCTGCGAGTGAAAGAAGGATTATGGGTGTATCGATTAAAGCCCGATGAGCCGATGCAGTTGGATCTGGTATGAAACCCACTGTTCGAATCATCGACGGTAAGCCTTATGTTTTGGTTGAAGCTGTGGGCGGTAAGTACCGGCCTGAACTGCTCTTCTGGAGACGCGTGGATAACAAGTTTTGGGCGCTGCTTGAGGATATGAAAAGGCTTGGTGGGACATGAGATTTCTATATCACTCCTGGCAATTTCCACCGGCGCCCACGCCAAAACAAAAACTATGCGGCTGGATCAAGCGTCGAGATGCGAAGACCATTGAGTGCTACCTGCGTATTGGACGGCAAATGCATTTACTTATATTGATCAGCACTGGGAATAGACTGTGACGCACCCGAACTACTCGATCACCATGCGAAACAATGAGACCGGCGAAGTCCGTGATTTCGCCATGGACCTTGAATGGCATGACAGCAGCGTTTTCTGGCTGACTGATGGCAACTACGGCTGCGACTGCAACCGATATCTGGTGTGGAACGATTACCCTGACGAAGACGACGACACACCTTGCGGTCACACGATGTTCACCATTCTCAAGGCCACATTGCCGAATGGTGAGGTCGTAGAGATTGATCCGTCCACTGCGATAAAAGATTGAGAGTCAAATGAGCGACTTCGAAAAAATAGTTACGTTCCGTGCCGCGTTTGACCGGCGCGATCCTGACCAGAAAAAGAACTACGGCATACACGGGGTAGAGATGCG